CTTCTTACGTTTGTTATCTACTACGCATTGTTGGCCATAAGTTGGCACTACCGGAATATATTTACCAGCCCAAGTGCCTTCTTCAAGCACTTCCATAGCGGTAACTTTGCACCACTTAATTTGCTTTTTAAAAGTTTTACGGCGGCTGACTTCATATACGCCGGCCAATTCCATTGCTTCTTTATTAGGCAATTCATCTTCATAAGCAGTAGTGCCGTCAGATAAAAGAACTAAATAAGTGCTGATAATTCGGGTATAAAAATATTCTGCAATACGAATATCATGCTTTGTTACCCATTCGCTATTGCTATCACCGGTGCCACGGGCAGAAAAGCTACCGCCATCATCGGCATCCGGGTACATTTTTCTAAAGTTTTCTTTAGCCATTACTACGGTAATTAGGCATTTTTCAGCATCGGAACCATCGGGCGCGGTTGAATTAGGGTCGAAATATACGGTAAATGGATTGTCAATTGGTTTGATGTAAATTTCTTGATCAAATGAATCAGGGCGTACATAGTCAGTAGTTACACGCCAATATCCCCATCCCATGCGTACTGCAAAGTCAAAAGCGGTGTCATAAGCATGGTCAGCATTGGAATTGACTTCAACGTGACGGCAAATACCAGTAATGATTTGCGCCATCTTGGCATCGGTTTCATTGTTCATCCCCTGGCATTTAATACGTGGACGTTGTTGGCGTTGTTGATTGGTAATTTGGCGGCAATACGCATCAACTTTATTGATGGTTAGGCATGGCCTGGCTTCTAAGTTACGGCTATTTTGAATTTCTACTGGCCATTGATCACCAGCGGCAAACTTTACGTCATCTAGGGCTTCTGCACGATTAGTCGTATCTGCTTCGGCCGCCTGACGTAAGAATTCAATTGCTTCGGTAATTCGGGAATCCCCGTCTGTGTCACCGTAATATTTTTTTTCTTCGTAGTAATCAGCCATATTTATCCCATCCAGCTTGCTGGTGCCCGTTGATTAGCCCTTTGTGGTGGGGCTTTTCTAGGCTCATTAATCATTAAACCAATGTACCGAAACGCATCGGCCCCGTGCGAATATTCATCATGCAATGGTTTTGCGCTGAACATTTTCGTATCGGGATCAACGTCATAGCGATAGTGTCTTAAGCATTGTAAGCCTTCTTCAGTATTTTGCCTATCAAAATAGCATTTACTAAAGATTGTTCTAGCGGCATTAATACTGTCATTTACTGGAACACGGTCAAGGATTTGTACCTTCATTCCGGTAGCCCTGACAATTTCTTCAATGGATTTACCGGTGCCTAATGATTTGGCTTTGGCATCATGCGGTAGCCATATTGTGTCATATACATAACCAAACGATTGAAGCTTGGCTAGGTAATAACTCATGGTTTGCTGGCTATCTTCAAAATAACGTAACAATCTTGTTTCCTGGCCTATGAACTGCAAAATCCAGCAAGCAGTCTGATCGGCCCATCCAAGGTCAAATACTGCATGAACTGGTTTGGTGGCATCGTATGGCACATTGCATATACGGCCTTCTAAATCAGCCATAGTGACTTCTTTAGCAAAGATGGCACCATTCACCGTCTGACGTGGAATTCCTTCCCAAACGTTGTTATAAGCTTCTATATCGCGCCCTTTTAACGCCCTACGTTCTAAATCTAATACTTCAGGGAAATAAGGGTTATCTGACCAATTTATTTTTTGAATTACTGAATTTTCAGGTGGATTTATTACAAACCGCTTCCAAGTTTCATCGGTAGGCAGTTCAGGGTTAAAGCTAATCCATATTTCGCTATCGGCTTTACGGATGGTTGGCACTAGGACGTTCCAGCTATTAGGGCTTACAGATTGGGCTTCTTCCACCCAGCAAATATCTATGCCTTCAATAGATTTAACATTATTGGTATTGTTTTTTACGCCTACAAATATGAATTCTGTGCCATTTGTGCCACGTAATGACCTATCAGTAATTTCATAATGGGCTTCTATTCCAAGGGCAAATATCTGATCACATAGCAATTTATGAACAGAATCTTTAATACTGGTTTGAAATTCACGGGCGCATAGTACGCGTATGGTTTGTTCGCACCCTTTAAGAAGTAATGCCCTAGCTATATTCCATGATTTTGAACCGCCACGCCCACCATAAAGAACTCTATAACGTGCCTTTTCAGGAACAAATAAACATTTAAGCTTTGCCGGGAACCGTGCTTTGGCTTTAGCTTCCTGAATCGTTGTCATGCTTTGGTTCTTCAAAAACTAATGTAAAGCCAGGTTTTAGTTCTGCGCCACCAGGGCCGCTAATTTCTTGTTTAACCCGTTCAGAATACTTACCAGGAAACCGTGCCGCCATAGAACGTGACCATAGACTAGGGTTTAATCGTTCCCCATCCTTGTATTCAAGCATATGGGATTGGGCTTGATCTTCCCACCACGCCTGGCTTAAAGCTTGGGCATCTTCCAAGGCATGACAAAATTCTTCATGGGAATCACGCCATCTGCATAAAGTTCTATATGAAACATTGAGTTGCGCTGACATTTGTTCAAAAGATTTACCCAGCATACCAAGTTCAATGACCTTATCGCAATAAGATGGGTCATATTCAGTTGGACGGCCTACTGGGTTCTTTTGTTCTTCACTCATTTAATGTTGAATCGCTATTAGCTTCTGCCGCATCTACATCAGCCGCAGTTTGTGGATTATCTTCTACTGAATAGACGGCATTAGTTAATTCTGTTGGAACGCCAGGTTGGTTCACAATAGCGTTAATATCCGCTTCCAGTTCTTGGGTTGTTTGGGGAATTGGGTATGGTACGTATATGTTTAAATCAGCCATTATGCGGTTTCCGCTTCTTCAGCTTTTTTTACAATTGTAATATCGTCAGGGTTTACCTGGGGTTGTTGCGCCAAGAATTGTTCATTAGCCATAGCTAACAATTTGTTATGCAATCCTTCTACTACTTCCATTGGTAGCTTTTTAAGGCCAGCAAGGATAAGTTGTGCTTCTTGAATGGTCATATCGCCAAAATTAATGTTCATTTTTTACCTTTCGTTGTTGATTTTTTTGCCGCTTCACGTTTTACTGCATATGCAATAGCAACGGCTTGCTTTACTGGCTTGCCGCCCTCTTTAATTTCAGTCTTAATGTTTTCTTTAAATGCTTTAGCACTTGTTGATTTTTTTAATGGCATAGTGGTCTTTCGTGTTGTGGTTTTTTTAATTTGGGGCCGTTTTTTGGGTTTTTCAATAGGAAATGATGGCTCAACTGCTTTAGGTTTAAGTTTTAACCATTCTATTAGCCGCTTAAACATTAGCAATTCCAGTTCTTCAAGCTTGCTTTAGCGCGTTCTGCTGGGCCTTTGGCTTTTTTAACTACGCCTTCCATCCTGGCACAAAAAGAAGCTTTACGTCCTTTATCTTTTTCTGTCTTGGGATTTGGGGCTGGCGGCTTTAAATTGGCATCGTTCTTGCGGTTGTATTCAGCACGGCCTTTAGCAGTCATACCGGCACCCTTGTCGGTAGGGTTGTATGTTTTATCTTTGCCGGTAGTCTTATGGGCAATAGGCTTATCGTGTTTTTTGGTAGCCATGATTACTTTTTCTTTGCAGTTTTGGCAGATTCTTTAAATGCTTTGGCAGTTGGTGCGCCTTTGCTACCAGGTGTACGCATACGTTCTACTGGCTTGCCTTCAGCCTTTTGACGTTCAATCCGTTCCTGTTTTTTATGGATATTGGCATATAAGCCAGGTTTAGTTGCCATTTGGTTGTTCCTTATCAGTTACAAAACATACATCTTGCCATGACATTATCAGATAACGTTCGTTGTTAGTAAAGTATTCTTGATATTTTAGGTATTCATCGTTACCCATATTGCCAAATCTGACATATTGGCCTACTTCTATTGGCATATCTTGGCGGCGGCCATTGACCTTCTTACCAGGCCCTACGGCTATTACCGTACCCATGTTGTCCACCTCTTTGTTATCCACAATGATGACGGAACTTAAAATGCGTTTATCCGGGCGAACAATTATCTTGTCACCCAGGGGTTTTAATATAAAATCTGTATCAGCCATTGCAACTACTCCGATTGGTTGTATTTGGTTAGAAAACCCCTAGTTTCCTTCACGTGCTAGGGGTTTTCGCTTTATTCTACGTTGTCGTTCTGACTGTTGTTAAACCTAAATGGTGTTCCAACGTCATCAATACTGCTTTTAACCATGTTATTTGATACTGGTTTAGCTAAAATAGCATCTGCGACTGGTGTTGCCGTTTTAGGCATAGGTTTAGCTTTTCTGCCAGTACGTTCCAAATATTCTTCCATTTTCACTAAATCAAGCAAATCCATAGATTTGCCACCTTTTGGGTTTAGATCAGCGGTAAATGGCATAATTAATCGCACATATCTTCAGATTTATAGGCATCACGGGTATGCGTATAGCAAATACCAGCGGTACGGCCTGTGTTGAACTGGTTGTCAGCACCGGTCATATCTTCTTTGCCCATTGCTACGCCGTTAACAATCTTACCGTGACGTTCGCCAGTAGAATCGCTAGAATCAACGCCTTTTGGGGAAGTTGCGCCAGTTGTTGAAGGTACGCCCTTCATTGAATCCATTTTGCCCATGATTAGTTCTCCTATGTGATGGGGTAATACAAACTACATTTTCGTCTATTTTACTACCTTGTCAATTATTTTTTGGTTTTATCTTGATCTTCCATCATCAGGGCTGGGGCTGCTAAACCTATGCCACTAAACAATGGTTGACCTTTTTCTTTAATGTCTTTTTTGGCCGCATCAGTTAAATCTACCATGTGAACTTGTTCGCCTTGTAGTGATGCTTGTAAATTAGCTTTTCTTACCGCCATGCCATACTTTTTGCCATATTTATTAATAAAATCAGGCAATATTTTGTCGTAAAAACCTTTCATACCTTCGCCGCCTACGTCTAGGTCAACGCCTGATAGTTCACGGCCTGTGTTGTTTACCGTACCAATATCACCCTTGATGCCAATCATTTGGGGTTCTTGTTCCATTAGCTTTTTAGCTGGTTCTTTACCAATATAATCTTCAAGTTCATCAGGGCTATTTAATTTACGGGAAATCACTTCTTCACCGTTTTTACCGTAAGCCCGTAATTGACCATCATCGGTATATTTGATTGAACTAATTTGTTTGGAAAGACTATAACGGTCAGCTTGTTGTTTGCCGGTAGTAAATGCTACGGCATCGTAATTGCCCTTAACTGCTTCATTAAGAATCTGTTTCATCATTAATTCATGCCAGTTTTTCTTGAATGGGGCATCCGGTACGCCATTTCTTTCAACAGTCAAATCATCGTAAAGTTTTTTCCATTCATCGTATTTTCCAGCTTCTTGGGCCAAATCATTAAATTTTAAATTGCCAATATAAGTTTTTGCTGATCTTTCGGCAAGTTCATTTATTGGGCCACCCCCTAACATTTCAACTAATTTTGGGCCATCTTCAGGATCTTCATAGATTTTTTTATACATATCGTATTTTTCATCCATGACTTGTTTTTTCATATCAAGCATTAAATTTTCGTATTGTTTTTCTACGTTTTTGCCTGATTTATAACCTTGCCTACGGCCTTTTTGGTGCCAATCAGATTGAATTTCTTCTACCATCAAAGTCTTTTTGCCGTTGATTATGCGGTCATTTACCCTTGTATGAGCAAGAACGTTTGGTTCATCAAAATGACCTGAAGTAAATTTTTCGTTTGTAGCTTGCTTAACCAAAGAATCGTATTCTTTATATTCAGGCGAATCAAACTTCATACTGCCATTTTTAATCATTTCTTGTAATTCATTAAATCTTTTACTTCCAAGCAAATTGCCTTGTAAATTATCGGGAATGGTAGTTAATATTTCACGGTAATTAGTGTATTTACCCGGCAAAGTGTAATCTTCAAACTTGGGGCCACCTTCGCTACCAATGTCAATTATGCCTTCGTCTAAAAGATGTTGACGTAAAGCATCTTGCGCTTCATCAATATCATAAATACCATTTCTGTTGCCAAGGTCTAAAAAACGTCCATTTGGGTCTTTTATTGAATATCCAAAATCATCATTGCCATAAATGTCATACCCGTAATCATCGTAATAATGACGAATGGGATTGTCGTAATACATTTCATTGGCTTGTGTTTTGGCGTTTTCATATAAAACACCGTCAATATCTTCTTCTAATCTAGCTTGGGCATATGGATTTGTATTGTAATCTGCATAACGTTCCGGGTCAGCTTCTAACAATGCTTCCCGTTCCTGGCTACGTATTACGTCATCATTTTTCATGTCGTAATGCAAATCGTCAGCCAATGAATTGATGTAATCATCATCGTGGTAAACGTCACCGCCACCCAAACGATATTCATCATAAGTATCTGCACCACTCATTGATTCATCTAAAACTTTTTGATTAAGCGATACACGGTTTGTATCCATGTATTTTTGTAATTGTTGTTTAGTTACTGTTGGGTGATCTAGTAAATATTGCTTTAGTCCAGTAACTTCCAATTCTTCAGCTTTTACACCTGGCGTTCTTTCTAATTGTTTTAAGAACTGTTCGCCGGTACCTTTTGGTTGTTTTATGTTTAATATGGCGTTTTCTAATGGGGAATGGAACCCTAATTTATCTATATCAGAAGCAAGCTTTTGGCCGTTCTTTTCTAATAATTTAACGTCTGTGGGGTCAAATACTACATAATTGTTGGTGTCGGCACCTTTGCCACCTTTAATTTGAAAGTTTTCGTATTTAACGCCTTTTAAACCAACGGTTTGCAATACGTCAGATAATTCTTTTTGGTCTTTACCAAACAAATTGAATAAATCTTGGCCAGTTGCATCATTAGCAATTAAGCTTTCAATTTCTTTTTTGGTTTGGCCAGTCAATTGTGAATTTTCACCTACCAGTTTGGTTAAAGCTTGTTTAACGTTATCTGTTTGCTTTGATATAGGTTCATACCAATTAATCATGTTTGGTAGGTATTCATCAGGAATATCTACTTTGTATAGATTTTTACCAAATCCTTTGGCTATATCAGGGCTTTCAGCAAAATAGCCCCCTTGTCCATATGCCATGCCATTAGCTTCACCAGCTTTATTAGCGGTCATTGGCCCTTGTATATCTGCATTTGTGCCGTGATAAGCAATCATGTTGCCTATTGGCAAATCTTTAGTTGCTTTTATAGCTTTAGCACCAAAATAACCTAAAGCTGGGGCAATGTATTCACCCATTGTTTCGTGTTGTTTATAGCCTTCATATGGGGCCGTAGCACGGGGTACAAACTCTAATGTTTGTTCAGTAGTTGGGGCGGTTTGCTGAATTGCCGTTGCATATGGATTAGCAAGGAATTCTGCCGCCCTGGTGAAGTTACGTACACTTTTAGGCAAATAACTATTAATGGTATTGCTTAAATCACGTAAATCACCGCTAGTACCTATTGCTTGGGCAACGCCGCCGCGCCCTAATGATTCTGTAACGTTGGGTGTTAGTTGCAAAGCTTCTTTTAAACTGATTCCAGCTTCACGTAACTTTTTTGGGTCTTTTAACCCATGCAAAATTTCGTACAACGATTCCTTTAGTGAACCCGTAGAAGGTTCATTGTAGTAGTCGTATTCTTCGTAGGCCATAACCTATTTTAAGTGAATTTTTACAAAACCACCAATATCACTTGACATTTCAACTGATATTTTTTTAAAACAATTGTCATCAATATTTAATGCCAAACACATTCCATCAATGCCTGATTTCATGGTAGCCAACATATTGTCCAAATCAAACCCACGCCTATTGGGTGGATAAAACACCATTTCTAATGATCTATACGCACCTTGTGGTGTTTTTGCTTCTTTTGTTAAATAAAAACAAGTTTCCTTGTATTCCTTGGCAAATTTAGCTTTTTTGGTCCAATGGGTTTTGACGTTTGGCTTTAGTGCAGAAGGCGGCCAAGGAAAAGTTAGTTCATTCATTTAGCAATTCTTGGGTTTTTTCGTGTAAATCTTCTTCACTCCAGCCCCAGTATTTTTGGAATCCACGGTGGCCAAGGGAATGAACGCTGGTATTTCCAAGACGGTGGTGCCACATACACAAGGGTATAGTTTTAGCGGTTTTACGGGGCTGGCCATGTCTGCGTATATGGTGAATTTCCACGGGCGTATCGGTGTCATTAATTCCATTCTGTTGGCACAATATGCACCCCAATCGTGCCAGTTTTGCATAGTGTTCAATTTCTGCTTTAGTCATAGTAAAGCTATTGTTACATTTTCTTTAGGCAAAATTAAGCCACTATTTCCTATAAACAAACTGTTTGTTTGGTATCTGTATATATTTACAGTACGTTTACTACTTTCTTTCCAAGTGTTTTTGTGACTAATTCCTTTTCTGTCACCAACTTTTGTCCACCCCATTCTTCCCCAAAAAAAATTACTAGGTAAATCATCAGCGCATCCACAAGCAAAATCTTCAATGCCACGCAAATTACCGTGGGATATTGCGGCAGAAAGCAATGCTTGGCCACGTTCTATTAATCTTGCATCTTCTTGAATACAAATTTGATTACATTTAGAAGGATTTCCATAAGAAAACATAACAAAACCAACTAAATCGCCGTTTTCTTCACATACAAACAATTTGTCATTGCAAGTTGGACTCCATCTTTTTCCGGTTTTAATACCAGTTATTGCCGCCTCATAAGCCATTTTTGGTATGAAACCAAGGCAAAACGATTCTTTATTAGCTAAAGAAACAATATAAGGAATATCTTCAATTTTTGCTAATCTAATCATCTAACCAATGTCCAATTGGGGTAGGTTCAGTTGTAATTTGAACATTATCCGCAATCAGATCAGTTTGTGGAACAAAATAAGCAAATCTATTGGTTCCTTGGGGATCAGCCCAGTATTTAGGTTGTTTGGCTTGGTGGCCATACATATACCCATGAATCAAATATTTACCCATTAATCCTGTTACCAAATAAAAACGGCGGTTATCATCATCACTAGGATGTACGATTAATTTGCCGTGGGAATGGTGGGTTTGCCTTACGTCATGGGGGCCTACGTCAGTTGCGCCGGGGGTTCCTTTTGACCAAAATATTCCAAGGTGCTTTGCAAGCGCACATTCGCCCATAGCCCCTTCTATGCTCAATTGCCAGGCATCCGTATCTTTAGCCCCGTAACGGTGTTTAGAACCGTTCTGAATACATTGCACGGTGCGTTGGCACCCTACCAGGGCGGCCATTTGTATTTCGGCTGGGCTTAATTCAATCAGAATAGGCACGAACCAGCCCTTTAGCTATATCTTCCAATTGCTGGGAAACGTCCGTAATATCTACGGCTATTTCGTACGCTTTTGCGTACTCACCCTTAATGGTAGCGGCATGAAAATCTTTCATTAATTTGTTTAATGCAAGGTATGGTGTTGAATAATCAATCATTTGGTTAGCCTTTCAAGGTTACGGTTACTTGCTTCTTGGGTACGCCATGCTTCAAATCTAAGCTTTGCACTTTCTAAGCGGTACTTCCACATTTCTGTTTTGTACGTTGCCGCACCAATAGCTTTGCATAAGTCTTGATAGTCCTGGCTGGCGTAAGCTTCGCGTTCTTGGGCACCCAAGCTTTGTTCGCTAGATTGCTTCATTTTGATGGCTTTTAAGCTGGATTTATAAGCTTCCAATTCAGCTAGTTCACCCTTGGCTTTAGCGTATTCAGGGGCAAATTCGTATAGATAATCTACACAATCATTAGGATCAACAACACGGCTATCTGCTTTCATGATTCCAACCAAAGTTTAAGTAATACAAACAAAATAAAACCCCATACAACTACTCCGGTAAGCAAAAAAACAATAACAAAAAATTCAGTCATTTCCATTCCCCCCAGGCACCACGGTTGCCTTTTTTCCATTGGTCGTAAAAATCCCCAGCAAGTTGTTCCCGGCGTTTATTAAAATTAGAGTTAGCAAAATAACCCCGAAAACCGGTAAGCCCAAGCTTGGTACGGTAAACAAGCAACTGTCTGATTTCACATTCATACCGATGCCTTTCCAATTGTTTGGCTAATTCGTTGTCGGTATTGGGCCATTGATTCCCCAGCATAAGCTTGCAGTCCTAATTCCTGGCCCTTGGCCAAAGTAAGTTCGTCATTACTATACCAAGGTAATGAAGGCCGCTTTACTTCTTTAGGGGTCATATCTAAAATATCTTCAAACCTACCTTGGTGTAACCACGTACTGGCGTGTGGTATGAAATCCATTTCAGTACCCTTTAATTTCCAGTACGCCACGTGTTGTTCAATGGCTTCTACGGCCTGGGCTTGTTCGTCTTTAGTAAGGCGATTAAATGCCCCCAGGGCGGCACGTTTGGCTACCTTCCGGGGGTATTGTTTCCAAAAAGATTCAAACATTAGATGACACCAAAGTTAACTGCCATGGTTTCGGCAATAGATTTTTTAATGGTGATTTTGCACCCTTTAGCTTTATGCTTTGCCGCTATTTCTAGGGCTTTTTCTTTTGTACGCACTTGGTCAATAAACTTGCCGTCAGCTTTGACTACGTAAACTGTAATTTTTTTCCATTCACTCATTTTGTTATCCTTTTTCTTCACGATCACATGACCGTATATATATCTTACTAAAGTTTTCTTTAGTAGTCAACAATTATTTTCTAGTGATATACCCTAATATCTAATAAATGTTGTATTTATGCTAATTCCCGTTTGGTGGACGAACCTCGCCCACCTGGTTCGCCTTCAACTGTTTTCCCTATATGGAGCCACAGAACCCGTCAGTCGTTCAGGAAACCGGCACTAACTTCGCCACCGGCATATGCGCTATTACATTCCTTGATCCCCCAGTAACGCTTCTATCCTGACCGCTGGTGGTGGTGAATCCCCAATCAGAACGATGGGAACTAGAAAAACAAAAAGGGATTTAGGGGTAGCTTTGTGCTAGAACGGCTTGGGAAATGCCTCTTATCCATTTCCTAAACCCACAAAACCACCTCTAAATCCCTAATCATCGAGTGTTCTAGTCCTCAATGTTTAAAACTATATCACAAATTTATTATTTGCAACTCCGGCCAAATAATTTGCCAAGTTTTAGGAAAAAGGTCTTTCCTAGACACCAGGCCGTGGCTTTCCCGTTCAATGGTGGCCGCTATTAGCATCAACGGTGCGGCTGGTATTGCATTGTTGTTGCGCCATTGACACACCGCTTGAACCGTTACGCCACATAGCTTTGCCACTTTTGCTGGCTTGCCTAATAGGTCAATTAGTTGTGCATCTGTCATTTTTTTCCTTTTTTGCTAAATATTTCTTTACAACAACTAAATTTTACTTTACATTTGATAGTACGGCAATGGTGCCGTGATTAATAAAGGAAATAAAAATGGTAGATGAATTAAGCCAATTAATGTTGGAACATGAAGAATTCCTGGAAAAAGCTTTGGATGACATGGAATTTGGTAGTGAAAATTTAACCCAAGAACAAGTTGACTGCATCCGTCAAGCTTGTGGAAAACCACGTAATAGTCACGTTAACCCATTGTTACGTGACGTGATTAATGACTTTGGAAATATTTTTGGAAAGTGAAAAAATGATAATTGCAAAACAAACCAGTTCCGGTAGTGACTTCAAACTACCACCAGCCGGTAGCTTTATGGCCCGGCTTTACCGCATCATTGACATTGGAACCCAAACAACTGAATGGATGGGTAAAAAGAAGATGCAACGCAAAATCATTGCCATGTTTGAATTACATGGTGAAGATAATGACGGTCAGCCATTGCAAACCGCAGAAGGCAAACCGCTGATTGTATCTAAACGCTACACGCTATCCTTGGACGAAAAAGCCACGCTACGTAAAGATTTAGAAGCTTGGCGCGGCAAAGCATTTACCCAAGAAGAACTAGACGGTTTTAACTTGGAAGTCTTGTTAGGCAAGTGTTGCATGGTATCTATTACCCATTCCACATACGATGGTAAAGAGTACGCAAACATTGCCGGTATTAGCCAAGTGCCAGCCGCATTGAAAAAGCTTGGCGAACCAGTTGGTGTAAACGAAACAATGATATTTACCCTTGATCCATTTGATCAAGATAAGTTCAGCAAGTTGTCAGAAGGTTTGCAAGGTGTTATTAAAAAGTCTGCGGAATACCGCAATACGTTTGAACCTAACGCGCCAGTAGTCAGTTCTGTACCATCAGAATTGATTGATGACGATATTCCTTTTTAGGGGGCAATATGAAGCCAATGGTTAAGTTTATGGTTTGTGATCACTACACCCTGAAAACAGTTCAGGAAATTGGGCACGATGAAGAAACTGAAATCATTGGTTTCAGTTATGAAGCTTTGTCCAGGTTTACAAGGGCTTTAATTACTGAAGCCGCTTGCCTGGTCAAAGACCCAAAAGATAGAAGTTTAATCCTACAAACATTAGGTGAATAAATGAAATGTATTGACTGTAAATGGTATGCCGGTCAGGTCAATGACCAATACGGCGTATGCAAACGTTACCCACAAACGGCAAACAAAAGCCAACATGATTGGTGCGGCGAATATGCCAGCAAAGTTGTTGTAATTACACCAGTCCAAGAAGAACCAGTTCAAAAGTATGAAATTCAATTTGAAGAACCAACTGTATTTGAAGCACCAAAACGTGGAAGAAAACCAAAACAATGATAATTAAAGAACGTCAATCGGAAGGGGGGCATTGGTATGATCGTGAAGGAAATAGTGCCTATTCAATTATCGGCAAAAACGGCCAATTACGGCCAACAACGCTACGGGATGCAAGAACACTTAATCTTTGCCCAAGCGTTACAACAATCATTGGAGTTGCGGCAAAGCCAGGCCTTGATACATGGAAACAACAACAAGTCCTGTTAAGTGCTTTAACGCTTCCACGTCAAACTGGGGAACCTGAACAATCTTGGCTTGAACGTGTCATGATGGATTCCAAACAAACTGGCCGTGTAGCCGCAGAACGCGGTACGGCTATTCATGCCATCATTCAGTCGTTTTTTGAAGGGGCTTTGATACCTGAAGCTATGCCAATGTGCCGCCCCGTTGAAGAAGCCATTAAAACGCATTTTGGGGAACTTTTGCTATTGCCGGAACTATCCTTTGCCCATCCCCTGGGATACGGCGGTAAGGCCGATTTAATAGCTAAATCAAGGCATGATTTTGATGGTGTTTGTATGGATATTAAAACCAAGGAAACAGAAGATATTTCCAAAGTTGATATTTGGCCGGAACACGGGATGCAATTAGCGGCCTACCGCCAGGGTTTTAAGATGCCAAAAGCGCGTTGTGCCAACGTATTTGTGGGTTACAAAATGGTCAATGGCAATCCAGCATTTACCGGTGTCAAAGTTATAGAACACGAACCGGATGACCTAGACCGTAGCTGGCTAATGTTTACCAAACTGTTAGAGTTTTGGCAGTTAAAGAACAATCACAAGTAACAACGGGGCCAAAGCGGATGCCATTCCCGGATGCGAATACCAAGCTTTCTTACCGGTGGTATATCTAATGGACGTAGCGAGTAGCCCCACCTTATAAAAGCGGTTAACTGGACGTTGAAGGATGCAACAATTGGGGGTTTTTTCCAGTTTCCACCCCATTAGTAGCAGTTGCCAAATTCACGCTTTGTTGTTTTTAGGGTAAACACCTAGAAAATAATTGTTGCATAGTGAAGTTTTCTTTAGTAAATTATCAATACCGCAACGTTGCGGTGATTAAATAAAGGAAAAAATCATGAAAGCAATGGATATTCAGTTAAGCAAAGTTGACCAATTAGGTATGTTGTTGGCTCAAATTGCTGATTTAGAAGCACAAGCAGATTTAATCAAAAACGAATTAAAGCAAACAGAAGGCCATGTAGAAGGCAATTTGTTTAAAGCTTGCGTTACCCTTTCCCAACGTGCAACTGTTGACAATAAAGCCGTATTCGCTGAAGCCAACGTGCCAGCAGAATTGATTGCTAAATATACAAAAACAACGGCCGTTATTACTTTGAAAGTGACTTCAAAATGAAAGACATTATTTTAGGTGGGTTGCTTGGGGCAGTAATTGCGGTTATTGTGATTACTACATACGGCTTTAGGATTGGAGTGTATTCACTATGAATGAACACATTTGGACTACTAGCGGCACCGATATAACTATTAGATGGCGTATTTTGGGTTGGGTACCGCCTTCAGAACTTCAGGAATACCGCGATAAATGGTCATACTACCAAAACCTACCATTGCGTAAATTAGATGACCAGGCCAAAGAACAATACGAACAAGTATTGCGCCGAGCAAAAGTAGCTAGAATTAAATAACTATTTTTTCATGGGGTGGGCCTTGTTCATAGGCTTACCCTCATGCTTTTTAAGTTCACGTTTTAATTCAAACAATCCGCTACGCATTTGAATCATTTGTTTATCTTCTTTTTTTTGCATTGCTTTTGATTCAACTTCTTCGTGTTTTTCGTTATGCATTTTGTGCCCCTAGTGCTTTAAGTGCTTCTATCATTTTAGATTTCCGGTCATCAAGCCCCAGCAATCCACCATTAATACGTTGTGTCATTACTTGAAAAGAATTGCTTGTGCCTTCATCAGCCAAAGCATTTAACGCTTTTTTGTTCCAAAACCAACCAGCAGATAAAGCGGCATAGCGCGGTTCTTCTAAAAGATGGGGGCTATCTATCAAGTCTATGCCTAAAGCTTCCCCACAATGCTTATAGTTGTCTTTACCGGTACATTGTATCAATCCACGCCCAATATATTTTGCACCATCCCCATCTTCAGTATTTCCCATGCGGCCGGAATATACTTTGTTGGCTATCTTTTCCGGTTGGCGTTCATATTGCGTTGCAGTATCAATATCAGGAAACCGGCTTGGCCAGGTTGCCATTAATGCTTTAGCTGAATAATTTAAGTTTTCACGGGTAAATTTAAAATTACCGCTTTCGTGCATAGTTTGCCCGAGGAAACACGCCTGGCGTTTAGGGGTGGATATATCGTATTTTTCAAACGTTTCGTTTAGCGGTTCAAGCCATTGTTCGCCAAGGCCAAGGGCTTTTAATTGATCATGTTCCATCTTTTTTAGATTTCATATCAATAATTTTTTCAAGAGTTCTGCCACCAAAATAAAACGACATAATGAGCATCCCCCATTGGCCTAGCAATTCAACGTACTTTTGGTTAGTGTCAACACCGCCAGCACTCATCATGGCAAATATTACATAAAAAACTAAAATAAAAATTAATGTCATTGGGCGAATGTTTTTGGATAACCAGCTATCACTAGCCATATCAGCTTGTGCCCTTTTGGTGAGTTCTTGGGCTTCATTAATATCCGCTTGAATATCAGCAAGTTTGCCTTCTTGGGCTAGTTTTGCAAGGTCTAACTGGGCTTGGGCTTTTTGTGCAGGGTCAGGAATTAGCTTATCTACTAGCTTCATTCCTACGCCAATAATGTCATCTATCCCGAACATTTTTGTTCCTTTCCTCAATTAGCTTTACCCGAACATGAAGGTCATGTAATTCTTTATAAATTTCTTCTCTAATTCTTGCCCGTTTTTCTGCTGAAATTGGGCTGTCTGTTGGTATACCTTCAGAAGTAATCAACGCTGGCATCTTGCCTTCAAGTTGTGTAAGGCGGGTCTGAAATGAAGATACTTGACCAAGCAACCAGCCCAAGCAAACTACAACAATGGGAATAACCGCTTTTAGAATATCTTGCATATTCATATTATTTTCCCGAAAACCAATGAACTGCCCAACCGCCCATAGTGCTTAAAGCAGTCAACATACCAATGGCTAACCAACTAGCCCCCCTTTGTTGGGATTGATTATCTAAAAGCTTTTCAATATTGGCTTCCATCTTATCCATTTTCTTTGACATCATGTCAAATTTTTCTTCATAAGATTCTACTTTTTGCCATAGAACCCCATATTTAACTGGGTCAATTTCAAACATAGTGTGTTCCATTATGTTTTCATGATGTACGCTAATGCGTAATATGGTGGAATATTGGCACCAGTACCACTTACACCAGCAGTATTAATAGAAATACCAGTTACCGCTGAAGCAGTTGAAGATTGTGACATTCTGTCAAAAGGACCGCCGCTTACATTCATATTATCTGAACGAACGGCACCTTGTGTATGAACGTGTCCTGGGTCTGTAATAGAATGGGTATGGCTGACAACAATTGCATCTGCACTACCACCAGTTGCGCCAACCGCATATGTTGAACCAGCACCAATAATAAAACGATCACGCAAATCAGGTGTTGCATTTGTGCCATCGCAAAGAACATAACCACTAGGAATGGAACCTATACTTCCTGACCACAATAAAATTGCGCCAGTTGGCAATGGGCTTACTGTTGCAGAAGAAGTTTGCAATATTGGATATAGATTGTCCAATGTTTGCAACGTAACCGCCGCCGCAGTTTGAATAACAAATTTATAGCTATAACCAGTTTGCATCCAAATTTGACTAGGCGTTCTGCCATAAGCATCCAACACAATAGGATTGGTATTAGCAATCGTGCCGTTTACAGTAGTGTAAGTAGTCAATAAAGTGCTTGAACCAGCTTGGTAGGTGTAAATTAATCCACCAGCATTGGGTATGCCATTATTGGTAAAGAATTGCTGGCCATTGCCAACTGGGGATAAAAGTACCGATGCCATATTATTTCCTTGAAGTTAGTTCGCTTAATTTTGTTTTGCCTTTTTCAACTTTGGCTTTTGCGGCTTGACCAATATCGCTTACTGCCCGCGTAGCACGTCCAGCACCGTAAGAGCCATAAAGGGCTAATTTAGGGCTTTGTGCGGCCGCTAATGCGGCTAATGTAGTAACACCAGCTTCAGGGCTTATCATGTGTGCGCCAGCCGCTACGGTTAGATCACCCAATAATTGCAAAGCACCTGGAGTAGATTGGCCCATAGCGTAGCCAGCTAATTTATCAATTAAATTTTTACCGCCAACCTTTTCAAGTTCTTGCAAAAGTTCCAAACGATATTGTTTGCTTAAAGTGCTTTTATTTGAAAACACTTGGGCAAGTTTACGAATAGTAGTATCAATGCCAGTTTTATCGCCTAAACCCAATGCTTGTTGTATTTCACGTTCAAGTTTTAACCCTTGTTCATAATCAGCCATTGTTTTTTCATAATTTTTATCTTGCTTAACAATGGTGTCTTTTACGGCGTTACGGGTAGTTGTCATTACGCGTTGTGCGTTATCTGTCATTCCTGAAGAATAAACATCATCAATACGTTGTTTAAGGTCATCTAAGCCTGAAGCAGTATGTAATTCAGGTTTTCTTTCCCATTCATTAAGAATAGTTTCAATTTCTTTAACTTTGCCCATTGTTTCAGGGCCAACCTTAGAAGCTTCTACACCAAGATTTTTTGATTTAAGTGAATCAACGGTTTCATTAAATGCTTCACGAATAGGTTTGAAATCCAAAAATACTTGATTTCCTTGGGTAGTTTTAATTCCTTCTTGGTATGCTTGCTTGCGGTTTTCTTTAACGTTTTGAAACGCCTGGCGTACATTGCCAACAATTTCCGGTGCTGAAACTGCACCTTCTTTAGCGGCTTCTAATATTGCTGGGTTCTTTTCATAGCCAGCGGCAAATCCACGTTTAGTGTTATATGGGCTTGTATTGGTCATTTTGCCGCTAATTTCAGCAAGCAAATTGCCAGCGTTTTCAGCAGTTGCAACTTCTGCTACTTTTTTAGCGGTACCTTTAACCATGCGGCCAGCAGTTGGGGCGGCTTTTAACAAAGCGGCATTAATAAACCAGGCGGCATCTGACTTTGACATTCCGGTGTTATCGGCTATCCATTTGGCACCCTTGTCAGCGTGTTCAGCGGCATAATCCATAATCTGCCGTGCGCCTTCAGCGTTGTAAATTGGGTCATTAGTGATGCCAAAAAACTTACCAACTGGTTTGTCAAAAAAGCTAGTAGCTTTAGTCAATGCTTGTTCTGCAACTTTAGTGTCACCAATACGATCAATAAGCTTGGCAACGGGTTCTAATGCGAACTGGGCTATTGCTGGTGCAGTTCCTAAAGCAACATCAGCCAAGGAAGCGGCTTCTTTAGCAAATCGTTTTGGATAAGATTTTGCATCTATAAGCATATTGCCCAATTCTTCAGCGGCAGTTACTTTTGTAGGATTGTATTTATATTTAAACCCTGGCACTTCTTCATCCATATTTACGTCATATGGGGTTAACTGAAAAGTGCTTTCAGGGTTAACTTGAACGTGTGGTAAATCTGCTTTGCCGTGCGGCCGATATAAACCAACTTGTGAAAGCAAAACATCCGGAACACGGGGATGAAGGTCAATAGCTTCGCCTTTTACATGGCGGCTTGTTTCAGGTGGGGCTACTAAATTAGGGTTTTTAAGACGATCAAGATATAATTGGCGTTGTTGGTCTTTTGTTCTGTAACCACTAATTAATGGTAAATCTTCGCCTTTCGGATTAAGAATCTTATCTTCTTTCCAAAGCTTATCTAATAAATCTATTCGTTCTTTAAGATCAGGCGTAAGGTTTGCTAAATCAACTTTAGGCTTATTAATTGAAGCTATTTCAGCATTAGTAGGCGCACGAACAGTAACGCCAACATTAGATGATGGAGTGGTTTCAGGACCTAAATATTTGTATTTAAAGCCAGGGATTTCATCATCTAATATATCGCCCATTATTGGTATAAACCTTTTTCCAAACGATGAAGAATTTTAGCTTTGTTTTCTAAATCTTTAAATTCTTCTTTTGTCATTCCAGCATCAATTTCGCGAATACGGGCATCTTTTTCACGTTCAGATAATTGCGAATTTTCAATGTTTTGACGTTGGAAAATACGTGGGTCATAGTTATCTGACCAAGCGGCTTGGAACTTTTTAGCCAAAATTTGACCATTAATATCGCCATTTTTTTCAACAAACTTTTGAAGTCCAAGATTGTATTTTTCGGCGGCAACGGCATCAGCTTTAACTTGTTGCATAACACCAGCCAAAGCTTTTGCATCAATTTTTTCGCTACCGGAAAGTTTGGCGTTAAGGTCTTGCATATGGTCAGTTTTGGCCAATCCCATAACTTCAGCATTTCTAGCTTGAACTTGGGCAATATTTTTGACCAAAGCATCTAAATCAGCGTTGCCCCAAGCATATTTACCACCAGCTTGTAATGTTTGGTAAAGCTTAGAACCGCTTGCGCTATTGATGTATTCTTCAACTTTTCTAATGGGTTGTTGAATATCTTTAGCCGCTTTAAGGTTATATGGGGCTTCATTGACCATTTTTTGGCCAACTTCCCTAGCTTCTTTTTGAGCAGTATTCAAATTCATTAATTCAGGTTCGCCGCTATATTTCAAGCTTCCATAATTAATGATTTGTGGCATTTTGCCGCCAGTAGATTTTGTTGCAGTTCCAGGTGAAACACTAGAACCACCGGCATCACCCAATGGTTTGCCACCAAATCCAGTAGGCGTAATAGTTGGTGCTTCACCAACAAGTGAAGGCGTTTTAACAACAACACGATCAGCACCACCAATATTAGCCATTTCTGCTTTTGGTGCAAATTGATCTATTAAATCCCTTGGGGTTAATGATTCATTACGATATTTTAATAATTCTTGCGCTGGAATTGGCTGATTTCCAAAAGCCATTAAACCTTTAATATGGCCATCGGCGGCTACTGATAATTGAGGGTTAAATTGTTTTAATCTGTCAAAAGAAGCAATAACTTCATTAGCCATTACTGGCCTACCTTGTGATGCCATTTGTCCATAATTTCCGTAAATAGAAGCAAAATTTTGCCTGTTTTCATTGGAAAGTTGGTTCATCGTACGGTTGGTTTCGTAATGATTTTTTGTTAAATCAGTAACGTTTTTAGCAAAATCAGGACCAGTCATTGGTGCCATAGCCATTAATGCTGGCAATTGTTTTAAATCAAAACTTCCATCAGGCAATTTATTGCTTGGGTCTTTTGCCCAATTTTGAATAATAGGCAATTCTTTTTCTTTTTCACGTGCAACTTGTGCTTGCCGATTTAGTACGTCCATTTCTGCACCGTACATTCCAGCCTTCATCAAATCGCCTAATGACATTTGCCCCGAACTTTTAGGGTTTAAATCCGCAGAAAATTGTGCCATGATTAAGCCTTTTTCATCATGCCGTATAACATGGCATAGTTACTCATATTGTTTATTCCGCTTGCGTAGGCATTGGCGGCACCCATTGTTCCGGCGGCTTGTGCATTGCCGATGCTTGAAAGCAAATTACCAGCATTAGTAGCGGCTCCAGTAGCGGCGGCGGCGGTTGTAGCATTTGCTTGTTGGCCAAATCCAGTAGCGGCACCTAGATTACTTACAACGTTTTGACGGTTGGTTTGATAATTTGCAAAAGCGTTTTGAAGCGCGTTTCCAGCATAATCTTGGGCAAATTGTTGGCCACCTTGAATAGCATTACCACCAATTAATCCCCCAGCGGCGTTTAATTGTGCATTTAATTGCCCCCGGCCTTGTTGCAAACCAAATTGGTAATTGGGCATTAAAGTAGTTAAATCATTCATTGTTGGCTGATTTGTAAAATAGCCATTGTCAATAAACTTGCCATATTGCGTTGCACCTTGTTCGCCTAATTTACGATAAGGGGCATTTTGTTCATTAATTTTATTAAACATTTCCTGGTTATATTGCAAACCACGATTTGCGGCATCTGCATATTGACCGGCCGCACTTCTAGCGGCATCAGCTTGCATACTAGAACTAATTACGTTTCCAACCAACATGGTTCCACCCACAACTGCGGCAGTTACCGGATCATTTTTTTCACCATATGCTGGGCCACCAGTTGGATCGCCAATTGGATATTCAGTAGCCATTGACCTGGTTGTTGCACGGCTTAAATAGACTTTTTTATACATAGTTGCACCTATCACATTTAAGGTAGATTTTACCTTCTTCCTGTTTAAATTCAATAAAACCAAGCCTTTTGCAAAAATTAATACCTTTGATATTTTCTTGCATTACAGAAGTTATTGCACTACCGTATTGATCAAGCACTTTTTTTAAAGTAGCTTTTAAATGTCCACGAATGGATGAAGATGGTTTTAAGCCATAACCAATATGGACTTCATTTTCTTTAGACAAAACACCGCCAATAATCCATCCTTGTTCTTTTAATGGCGTTACTTTCCAATCTTTCAAAGCAATTTCAAAACTATCAAAGGGCATATTTAATCGGTCTTTTACGGACGAATAAATCATTGACAATGCCGCCTGGCGGTCAGAATCTTGTTCAGAAAGTGCTTTATACATTTTCATGGATTGTAATAAGGCACTTTAAATGGTTGACCGTTAACCGTAATATTAATAAATCCTACTGGATTAGCTGGCAATACTGCCGCACCTTTGGTAGCCGTTGTAGCTGAAGTAAAGTTGAGTAATCCAAGAAAAAACTGTTGCCAAGCCCTAGTTGGGCGTTTTGTTTGCCCATCTAAGAATTCTGATTGTGGATAAGGATTATTTTGACTATTAGTCCAAACTCCATTTCCGGTGTTATTGCTAGTTGCCATTAATTATCCCCAGCATAAGCTTTAAGGTTGGCCGCAGTAATTACGGCTTTAATAGGATCAGTAACCACCACTTCAAATATTCTATCCCTAGATTGCCCTAATCTGCGCCAAATAGCACGGTTTTTGTAGGCACCTTGTACGCCAATGCTTGTCCAATGCTCATTTGACCAAGTAGAACCGCCATCATCTGACCAACGGCACATAGCTTGTGGGGCAGAACCATCAGGCAAACCAACGCCAGGCTGGAAATGAATTTGAAGTTCAGAAAAATATTGACGTTGATAGTCACTTATTAAATGGGGCGCACGGCGAACTCTACGAATTTCTTCGCCATTGTCGGTGTAATTATTAGGGTCAAGCATATAAATTTGACCATTTGAATGATCGCCAACAAGGTTTACGCCTTGAAAATGAGTATGGCAATTGCCGCGATGGCGGTGAAATACGTTATTTGAATCTACCCAAAGCCATTTGTGCCACATTCCGCTGGCAATGTCATAAGCCCAAGTTAAATCAAGGGTTGGAAAACTTACAACGTAAACTTCATGGCCTTCAATTAAATAAGTCCAGGCCCTAGCATCGGCAATATACCCGCCTTCAATGCTATTTTCCACGGCATGGGTGCTAATTCTTGTGGGTGTATAGCCATTCATCATCATTATTTGGCCGTCACCACGAATATTTTTACTTAAATAGGCAAAAGAATTACCTAATCTAGCTACTGAAAACGTTGCCGCAATGCCGTGTTGGGTTGATGTTCCAGGAATACGTTGAAAAGCAAAAGGAAATAAACCACTATCTACCCATACTTCTGAAGAAATTTCACCAAGCAAATAAACTTCTCTGTGATCCACAATAATTGAAACAATATTGTCAGGCGCACCATCTTTAGAACTGAAGCTTAATGCTGGGGAAATAGGGGATAAAGGTGAAGATGCACCAAATTGTTGTGTATTTGGTCTGTTATATACAAAGTAGTTATCCACCACATCAACAACATTAGCCCCGGAAAAAGCACCATCATTAGGCGGCATAATGCTGAAATTAAGCGCATAAAGTGTAGTTGATGCAACAGTTTGTGGAGTGCTAACAACATAGCTTCCCGTGTTCCCTGTACCTGTACCAAACGTTAATGTAAGGGTTAACCCTGTACCATTACCGCTAGTAGTTGTTGCT